ATCCCAGAAGGCGGCGCAGGCGCGCGCGACGGCCACGACGGGCGTGAACGTCGCGCGCGCCGGGGCCGAACGCGCGGAATACGAACGGCGGGCGCACGCGGACGAGGCGGCGCGCCAGGCGTGGGACCAGGCGCGCCCGACGATCCTGGCGACGCTCGCGGCCCGCGTGCGGACACTCCCGATGCGGACGCTCGCCGAGCTCGTGATCCACGACGTCGCCGGCCGAATGGAGCCGAAACTGGCCACGCTCGCCGGGAAACTCGTCCCGCGCGGGACGTCATCGGACGCGCTCGTGCGCCACGTGGCGTTCCTCGCCCTGATGGGCGCCGTGCAAAGCTACGGAGCGCATCGGACGTTCCCGACCGAGGCGAAGAAGACGCTCGGCGTCGACATTCCGAAACTCTTGAAGGCCAAGGCGACGCGCGACGCCGCCCCGAAATAACTCCGCCACGTCACCCGCGTCGTCGCCGGGGCGTGTCTCGCCCCGTCGGCGGCGCGCGACGGGAGACGCGCCATGCCGCGCACGTGTCATGCGAACGAGCCCCACGGACGGCCCGGGCCGTGAGCCGCCGCGCGGCGATCCATCCCGGACGGCGCGGGCGGATCCTGCCGATCCTGCCCGACCCGCCGCTCGAGGTCACCGATCGGCATTTCTGCCTGTTCGTCAGCACCACGCTCGTCAACCCGTTGAACACGCGCGCCCATTGGACGATGACGGCGGCGCGCGTCGCGCGACAGCGCGAGGCGACCAAGGTGTCCGTCTGGGGGGCGTGCCTCGACCCGCGCGGGCTCCGGTGGCGCATCGTGAACCGCCGCGCGGCGAAGCGCATTGATCTCCGCGCCCACGTGATGCGGCGGTTCGATTCGCACGACAACCTCCGCGCGGCGTGCAAGCCCATCGTCGACGGTCTGATCGACGCGCGGGTGATCGCCGACGACGCGGACGTCGAGCGGCACGTGTTCACCTACACCCAAATCGTCGACGGGCGGCGCGGCGTGACCATCCGCGTCGCCCTCGTGGAGGAGCCCGCCTGATGGCGAAGAAGAAACCGCCCGCCGCGCCCGCGCCCGACGGCGTGCATCTGGAATACCGGGACGTCGACACGCTCGCCGCGTGGCCGCGCAACCCGAAAGGGCACGATCTCGGGGCGCTCCACGCGTCGCTCGACCGGTTCGGGTTCGTGACGCCGCTCGTGTTGGACGACGCCACGCAGCGACTCGTGGCGGGTCACGGGCGCCTGGAGGCGTTGCTCCAGCGCCGCGCCACCGGCAAACCCGCGCCCGCCCGCATCCGCGTGGACCCCGAGGGCCGATGGTTCGTGCCGGTCCTGACCGGCGTCGCGTTCGCCACCGAGCAGGAAGCCGAAGCCTTTTTGATTGCCGACAATCGGCTGACCACGCTCGGCGGCTGGCAGGACGAGGCGCTCCTCGCGACGATGCTCGGCGAGCTCGCCCAGGCGAACGCGCTCCAGGGCGTCGGGTATGACGGCGAGGACGTCGACGCGCTCCTCAAACGGCTCGCGGGGCCGGGGCCGCCCGCCGATTTGTCCATCACGCGCGTCTATCAAGTGATTCTCGAATGCCGCGACGAGGCGCACCAAGCCGAACTCCTCGCGCGGTTCGCCCAGGAGGGGTTGCCATGCAAGGCGCTCATCATCTGATCGCCCATATTCCGCTGTGCAGCGAGGTCGAGTACATCGAGGCGGCCCGCGAGACCGCCGCCTGGGCGGACGCCCTCCGGCTCCCGCACGGGTGGCGCGCGACGCGCCGGGGGGATCTCCAGGCGGCGGGGTTGGACGGCCTCCGCACGTTCGAGCACGTCGACGGGCGGCGCGTGATCGGCACCGTCGCCCGCCACGCGATGGACGGCGTCCCGGAGGGCCGGCTCTGGCTCCACGTCTCGGTCAGCCGGCGGAAGTACATTCCCTCCTACGCCGACGTCGCCGACGTGAAGCGCGTCTTCGTCGGCGATCAGCGCCAGGCCGTCCAGGTCTTCCCGCGCGCCGATCGGCACGTGAACCTCCACGAGTTCTGTCTGCATCTCTGGGCGTGCCTCGATCCCGCCGGCGACGGGCTGCCGGACTTCGGCAAGGACGGGACGATTTGAAGATCGACGTCGCCGTCGAGACCGATCTGTCCACGTCGCCGCGCGTCAAGCAACTGTCGGCGATGTTCGATGTCCCGCTCGTCGTCAAGAGTCGCCTCGATTGGCACGGCGACGCGCCCGTGGAGGCCGCGCCCTGGCAGATCGGGCTCCTGGTCGGGCCGTCCGGGTCGGGCAAATCGACGCTCCTCCGCGAATGCTTCGGCGCGCCCACCGAATACGCGTGGACCGCGCCCGCGGTCGTGGACGATTTCGCCAAGACGCTCACGATGGACGAGATCAGCGCGGTCTGCCAAGCGGTCGGCTTCAACACCATTCCCGCCTGGATGCGCCCGTACCGGGTCCTGTCGAACGGCGAGCGCTTCCGGGTGGAGCTGGCGCGGCGGCTGGTCGAGACGCCCGCCGACCGGCCCATCGTCGTCGACGAATTCACCTCGGTCGTCGACCGCCAGGTGGCGAAGATCGGCGCTCACGCCGTGCAGAAGGCGATCCGCCGGACGCCCGGGCGGCAGTTCGTGGCGGCGACGTGCCACTACGACGTGATCGACTGGCTCCAGCCCGACTGGCTCCTCGAGCCCGCCACCATGACGTTCACCCGGAGGGCGGTTCAACCCCGCCCCCGGCTCGGCGTCGAAGTGGCCCGGGTGCCCTACGCCGCCTGGGACCTGTTTCGTCGCTTTCACTATCTGACGGCGTCGCTCCATCACGGGGCGAAATGCTACGTGCTCGCCGTCGACGGGCAGCCCGCGTCCTTCGCCGCGATGATGTACCGCCCCCATCCGAAGGTCGCCGACGTGTGGGGGTGCTCTCGACTCGTGACGCTCCCCGATTGGCAAGGGCTCGGGCTCGCCCTCATCCTGATCGAGGCGCTCGGCGCCGCGTACAAGACGCGCGGGCTCCGCGTCCACACCTATCCGGCGCACCCGGCGCTGATTCGGTCGTTCGAGCGCTCGCCCCACTGGGCGTGCATCAAGCGCCCGGGGATCTGGTCGACGCCCAACTGGACGACGCCGCGGAAGAACATGTACGGGTACTTCGGCGGCCGCCCGAACGCGACGTTCGCCTACACGGGGCCCGCCGAGCCCGACGAGGAGCGCGTGACATGTCTGCTGCGTGGGACCGGGTCGCCCTCGACATCGTCCGCCGCGACGCGGCGCTGAGCGTCATCGTCACCGTGGGCGACGCCCAGGTGGCGATGCGCTTCCCGGATGATCGCGCGGCGTGGCCGACCGTCCGCGTGACGCACACGGAGCCGGACTCGCTCGCCGAGCCCGGGCCGCCGCCGTCCCTGGAGGGCTTGTGATGGCGAAGGAGGAACTGGGCGGGCTCCCGCCCGCCGAGCTGGCGCGCATCGTCCTCGCGAAGACCTACGAGCCCGGCACCGAGCCCGTCGACGCGTGCGACTGCGCCGAGGCGTTCGTCGACCTCTACGCCGAGGACGGCACGACGTGGCTCGCCCGGCGGCGGATCCTGCCCGTCGCCGATCACCACGATTGCGACGACGTCGCCGAGGCGCGCTACCGGCAGCGCGGCCACCCGTGACGTGCGAGCCGATCCGGGGCGGCGTCGTCTGTCGCCCGCGCGAGCGCGTCGTGACCCACACCCATCGCGAGGCGTGGTGCTTCGGTTGTCGGCGGCGGGGTCCGCACACGCTCGTCCTGATCGGCACCGAGGATCTCTGGTACGACCCGATGCCGGCCTGGGTCTGCGACCGGTGCGGCGAAGACCGCACGACGTTCCCGGGCGGCTGAGCCCGTCGCGCGGCGACGTCCGCGCGTCCGTCTGTCCGCGTCCGTCCGCGCGTCCGGGGATCTCTCGATTTCGCGCATTCCTGACGCAGTCCTGGGCCCGTGATGGCTAACTGCGCGATTTCATTGGCGGCAAAGAAGTTGACCGGGTGGGTGCCATATCTCAATATTAGTGGCGTAGCGGGTGATACGAACGAAACGCCCGATACGACGGCCCCTAGACCCGGACGGGGCGGCAGCGCAGAGCGGGAGTCGGACGGACCCGACGAACGGCGAGACGGGAGAGACACCCCGGACGCCGCGCTCAGCAAGAGGTGACGGTCTCCCGGCGCAAGCCCACGGAGACACGCGGAACGGGACAGCGATCCCAACGCCCCACCCCACTCGACTCCCTCGCGGCGTTCAAAGCCCCGGAGACGGATGGGTAGGCCAGCAACCGCACGGCTGATCGGCTGAGAGAACACCGAGAAGAGCAGACGGGACGGATTCCCGCGCGACGGCCCCGAGAGGGGACCGTGAGTCGAGACGACGGCCACCCGGACGATGCGCCGTGTCTCGACTGTCTGAGTCGCCGTGAAGCTCAGTCCTCCACCTTCACCGCGACGACGGGTCGAGCCGGTGTGACCGGCTCCTGACGATGGCGGCAGTCACCGCCGAAACCCACCCCTCACGCGACGAACCCGAACGCACGAAGGAGTCTCGACATCATGGACACCATCAACCGCCTCATGGACACCGTCACCATCGCCGGCTACTCGCTGCCGAATGGCACCGGCCCTGGCTGCGCCGACGACGACACCTTCTATCTGGTCGAGATCCGCGGCTTCTACCCGGTGATCCCGCCGCGCCGGTCGCGAATCAGCCTCGCCTACGTCATGGTCGGGTCGACCCGCGGCGTGCTCCAGACCATCGCCACGAAGTTCCCGACGTTCACCGTCACCGAGGTCATCTGCAACCCGGTCGACGTCCCGACGCGCATCCGCTAGGCCGCGCGTCCTCACCAACACCCTCAACGCGACGAACCCGGCCGCACGTGCCCCGAGTGCGGACACGGATGGACCGTCGCGCGGCGCACGCTGCCCGACACCTACGAGATCGTCGGGCGCGTCCGCGTCCGCGTCCATCGCCACGAATTGACCTGGACGGAGGGCCGTTGAAATGAACCGCCGCGACACCGTCACCCGCGTCTTGACCCCGCCGGTCCCGCCCCTCGTCCTCCTCCGCGCGAACCCGTGCCGGGCGTTCGTGGGGGGCCGGTCATGATCGTGCCCACGTCCGCGTTCCGCGCCCTGTCGCGCACCGCGATCCTCTCCAATGAGCGCACCCAGCGCGCCGCCGAATCCGGCGGCGAGGGCTCGTGCTGGTCCTACGCCCGCTGGACCGAACGCCCCGCCGACCGGGCGCGGCGCGTGTCCCGGAAGCGCGTCGACGCGGCGACCGCCGCCGCGATCCGTCTCGCCTTCAACCTCTAGCCCGTGAGGGAGACGATGCCCCCCATGCGTCCCGACCCGCGCACCCATCCCTGCACGATGTTCGTGATTCACACCATCACCGATGCCATCGCCCGGCGCGTCTGCCTCGATTGCGGACGCACCGAACGGGGCCGCATGATCCACGTCCGCGATCAGGTCGACCCATGCGCGTCCGCGTGACGCCCGCCGTGTCGACCGAAGAAAGGAGACCGCCCGAGCCGTTGCCGTTCATCCGCGTCTGGTCGTGTTCGTGCTGGTTCTGCGACCCGACCCGACATGCTGAACCGCCCGCCCACGTCGCCCGCGCCGTCCTGGTGACGACGCACGACGCGGACGGGCAGCCGCGACGCGTCGCGCGCGTGCGCGCGCGCGTTCAACTCGAAACCCACACCATCACCCAAGGAGACCTGACCATGACCATCACCGTGATTCCCGGCAAGTCCTCGTTCGACTGGACCATCGTCAACGGCGCCACCACCAAGGGGCAGGCCTACATGCGCCCGAAGTTCGGCGGCAAGCGCGGAGACCTCGTGGCCGCGTTCATCGGCGCGCTCAAGAAGCTGGGCGCGACCATCGCCGAGCCCGAGAAGACGGAGCCGAAGGCGGCGGCGAAGAAGGCGGCGAAGAAGGCGGCGCCCGCGAAGAAGGCGGCGAAGCAGGCGGCGCCCGCGAAGAAGGCGGCGCACCCGGGCCCGCGCCCGGCGCCGAAGCCGTCCACGAAGAAGACCGCGCCGAAGAAGACGACGACGCCGACCCCCGAGACCGGGGCCGCCGCCGCTGCGTAACCCACTCACCCGGACGGAGCCCGCGTGTCGGCGACGGCGCGCGGGCTCCCACGTCCGCACTCAATCAAGGAGACCGATCATGCCGACCACGTATCGCGCCCAGTGTTCCTGTCACCGCTGGAGCCTCGTCGACGCCGATCGCGTCGAGAGCCATTCGTACGCGCTCGAGGCCCACGCGCGTCACGTCCGCCGCGAACGCGCCCGCGAGCGCCGCAAGGGCGAGCCGGCGGCCTCGCACGTCCCCGAATTCCAGGCCATCGACGACGCCGCCCGCGCCGCCGAGCAGGCCGCGTTCGACCGCCAGTGGCTCCGCGCGACCCGCGAGCGAATCCTCCCCGAACGCGTCGCCGACGTGAAGAAGAAGATCGCGAAGATCGCCGAAGACCTCCGTGGCGCCGCCGCGAATCTCGACCGTCTGACGATGTACACCGAGACCCCCATCGCCTCGCTGGCGTCGCTCGCGCAACACGACGTCCTCTGGATGGTCGCCAACCTGAATCTGGACGACCTGACGCGCCTCGTCGAAGACGTCCACGCCGCCGAGCTGCGCATCGCGACTCTGTCCGCGCAGTACCCAGACGTCCCCGCCGAGCCCGTCGCGGTCTCGGCCTAACTCTCACACGACGCCCTCGGGCGTCCATCAACCCCAAGGAGCCCCCATCATGTCGACCGATCTCGTCACCACGTTCAAGCACGCGCGCCGCGCGGACACCTCGCTCGTCGCCATCACCACGTCCAACGCCGCCGCGACCATGGAGACGCTCACCGCCGCCGTCAACGGCGAGACCGGCGTCGCCGCGTGGGACATCGCGAGCGGGATCCGCCCGTTGAACCGCCCGGGCGAGGCGTTGATCGCCGCGCTCGGCGTCCCCCCCGTCGGGGCCAAACTCGCCGAGATCCTCCTCGCCGCGCCGAAAATGCCCCCGCGTTCCGTCCTGTTCCTCGTCCACGCCCATCGCTTCTTCGGGCCGACCGACCCGGCGGGGCCGACCCAGGCCCTCTGGAACCTCCGCGACGCGTTGAAGGGCACCCGCGACGAGGACGGCAAGCCCGCCCCGCGCACCGTCGTCCTGCTCGCGCCGTCCTTCACGTGGCCGCCCGAGCTGGCGGCGGACGTCATGCAATTGGATGAACCTCTGCCCGATGACGCCCAGCTGACCACGATGGTCGGCGAGCTGGTCGGCGACGACCTCGCCGCCGAGGCGATCACCCGCGTCGCCGAATCCGTGCGCGGGCTCCCGCTCTACCCGGCCGAGCAAGCCGTCGCGATGGCCGTCCGGGCGCAAGCCTCCGGCGGCGTTGGCGTCGATCTCGAGGATCTCCGCGAGCGCCGCCGCGCGGCGATCGAGCAGACCCCCGGGCTCGCCGTCGAGCGCGGCGGCGTCCGGTTCGCCGAGATCGGCGGCAATCAGTCGTTCAAGACCTGGGCCCAGCGGTACTTCGCCGGCCCGCGGCGGCCGCGCGTCGTCGTGCGGCTCGACGAGTTCGAGAAGATGATGGGCGGCACCGGCGGCGGCGACGGCCGCGGGGCCACCGATTCCTCCGGCACCTCGACCGATCGCCTCGGCGTCATCTGTCGCGAGATGGAGGACCAGGAGTACGGCGGCTGCCTGACGTTGGGCCCGCCCGGCACCGGCAAGACGTTCCTCACCACCGCGCTCCACGTCGAGTTCGACGTGCTCGGCATCACGGCGGACTTCGCCGCGACCGCCGATCGGTTCGTCGGCTCCTCCGAGCAGCGCATCCGCGCCCTGTTCAAGACGATCCGCGCGCTCGCCGGTCGGGGCGGGGCGCTGTTCGTCGCCACGTGTAACGACCTGTCCAGCCTCAAGCCCGAGGTGCGCCGCCGGTTCGAGCGGTGCGGCCTCTGGTACTTCGATCTGCCGACTCACGAGGAGCGGCGCGCGATCTGGACCTTGACCCTGGCGCGCTACCCGACCGTGGACCCGGCGCAGCCGCGCCCCGATGACACCGACTGGACGGGCGCGGACATTCGGAACTGCGTCGACAACGCCTACGCCCTCGGCTGCACGTTGCGTGAGGCGGCGGCGTACCTCGTCCCCATCGCCAAGTCCGACCCGGAGAAAATCGACCGGCTGCGCGGGCTCGCTGCCGGACGATTCCTCTCCGCGTCCACGCCCGGCACGTACACCCAGACGCCGACCCCCGGCGTGACCGCGTCGCCCCTGCGGTCGCGCCGCGCGGTGGGCAAGGAGTAGCCGATGCCTCGCATCGAATGGCTCGTCACCAACGCGTCCGTCTTCGACGGGCGCTATTGGCAACCCGGCGCGCGGCTCTCCCGCGTGTCGGCCTCGACCGCGTCCGTCGCCGCCAACCGGGCGGCGCGGGCGCTCGTCCGCGACTTCCGCGCCCAATCCACCGGTCGCCGGCGGGCGGTGCGCGGCGTGACCCTCACTCTCACCAAACTCGATGCGTCGTGATGACGTGCGCCTGCGGCTGTGGCACACGGATCGCGCGCGGTCGACGCTTTGTCCAACATCATCACCTCCGTCTCGGGCTCACGCCCGAGGCTCGCCAACGGCAACGCGCCGCCGTTTCAAAGGGCGACCGCGCCTCGCGCGCCGCTGGCTGGAAACGAGCGCAACGCGCGTTCCCTCCGCAACGCTGCGCGTGCGGACGTCCCGCGTTTCGGCATCATCGCGACGGCAATTCGCTGAACAACGACCCGAGCAACATCGACTTCCTCTGTCGCGGCTGTCACAGCCGCCTTCATCTGGAGCGCGGCGAGATCGGTCGTGATCCGATGACCGGGCGACTCGCGCGGGCCACCGTGCGCGGCGTCCGTCGTCGGTGTCAGCGCGGACACCTTCTCGCTCGACACGGCATGACGGCGTGGTACCGCCGGCGTGACGGTCGCTCGGGCACCTACATCACATGTCGCACCTGCGCCATCGCGCGCAAAAGGAGATAGTCCAGTGCCCTGTTGGCAGATCCAACGCACGACCGCGAAACTCGAAGCCGCCGACCGGGGGCTCCTCGCCCTCGCCATCCAGACGCGCTTCGCCGTCGAGCCCGAGACCCTCACCCTCTACCGCCACCGGACGGGCGACCCGCTGAACGGGCTCCGCTTCGTCACGGACGGCGCCACCGTCCTGATCGGCCCCGACGTCGTCACCGTGCAGGGCGTCGGGCGCGACCGCGCCGACGTCCTCATCGACGCGATCAAGCAGGCCTACGCCCGCGAAGTCGTCACCGTCGCCGCCGCCCAGATGGGGTGGGACGTCGAGGCGGACGACGTCGACGCCCAGACCGGCGAGCGCGCGCTCGTCTTCACGCGGGCGGACTGATGACCGCCCGCTTCCCGGTCACGCTCCACGTCGCCGCACCCACGCGGGCCGACGTCGATCTCCCCGCCGAGGAGCGGCAGTTCCTGTCCTCGCTCCTGCGGCGGGCCTCGTACCTCGCCCTCCGCTATCAGGCCGAGCCGTCCCACGTCGCCGTCCGGCGCGAGCTCGACGCGACGATCTGGGCGGTCTGCACCCTCGGCGGCACCTGGGGGCTCGCCGTCACGGAGCCCGCCCGCACGATCCTCACCCAACACGCGCGGCTCGCCGCGCCAGGAGAGTCCAATGGCTGACCGCATTCGCATCACGATCCTCCGCGACGGCACCGTGAAGACGGAGACCGACGCGGTGTCCGCGCCCAATCACGAGAACGCGGACGCGTTCCTCGCCACGATCCGCCGCCTCCAGGGCGGCACGACCACGACCGAGACCCGGCCCGAGGGGCGCCACGCCCACGTCCATTCACACGACGGCTGGGAACACGCCCACGACGTCGACACCACCCACACCCACGACGCGTGACGCACGCGCATTCACGGAGACATGACGATGCCCACCCTGACGATGCCCAAGACGCCCACGAAGAAGACGCTCCCGAAGGTCGCCGCCGTCCTGCGGCGGAAGGCGGCGATCGGGCCCGCGCCCACGCCCGAGGCTCCGCGCGGCGGGCTCGACCTCCTCGACCGCGCGGTCTGTCTGTCCGTCACCATGCGCCGGATCGGCACGCGCCGGCGCCTCACGTCCGAGGCCGTCGAGGTCGACGCCGACAAGGACATGATCCGCGTCGCCAAGATCATTTTCGAATCCGACGAGCTGACGGCGATCCGGCGGCTCGATTCCGACGCCCGGCGGTACATCTACCGGCGCGCGCTCCCCGCCACGTTCTTCCGTCACGGCGTCTATCTCGTCGCGCTCGATCTCCTCGCCGAGGTCGACGCGACGTTGACCGAGTTCGTCACGCGGCGGAAGCCGCTGATTCAGGCGTTCATCGCCGCTTACCCGCGCCTCGTGGAGGACGCGCGGACGCGGCTCGGCTCGCTGTTCAACCCGGACGAATACCCGTCGGTCGACACGCTGACGGGCCTGTTCGATTTCCGGTGGTCGTACATTTCCTTCGGGGTGCCGGGCGGGCAGCTCGCCCGGATCTCCACCGCGCTCGCCGGGCGGGCCACCGCCGAGTTCGAGGCCTCGATGGCGTCCGCCGCCGAGGACGTCCGCATCGCGCTCCGCGTCGCGATGGGCGAGGTGGTGGACGAGATGGTCGAGAAGATGACCGATCGCACCAACGGCAAGCCCCAGGTCTTCCGCGACACCTCGCTCGTGCGGGTCAAGGAGTTCCTCGACACGTTCCGCGCCCGCAACCTGACCGACGACGGGCAACTCGCCACGCTCGTGGACAAGGCCCGCGCCCTCATGGCGGGCGTCGACCCGGAGTCGATCCGGGAGCAGGCGGACGTCCGCGCCCGCACCCGCGCGGGCTTTCAACAGATCAAGCAGGCGATCGCGCCGATGCTCGTGGCGAAGAAGCGGCGCGCCATCGCCCTCGAGGAGGATTGATGCCCACCGTCAAGTGCAACGCCCCCTGCCCGCACACGCACCGCGCGGGCTTCCGGTGCCGATGTCTCTGCGACGTCGGCCACCGGGGCCCGTGCGTCTTCGATTGCGGCCGGACGGAGGAATCCCGATGAACACCTCCAGCGTCTCTCGCGTCTGCACCGCGTGCGGCGGCGACGGGTGGCTCCCGTCCCGCCCGCCGGGGCAGTCCACGTGCCCGTACTGCCAGGGGCAGGGGCGCATCACCACCACCCTCAAGGAGCGCTTCGCCTACACCGCCGTCCTCCGCGACGACGCGGCCGAGGACGACGCGTTCCCGTGGGGGCTCGCCATCGCCGAAGCAGACGAGCCCGGGTACCGCCCGTACCGGGGCGCGGTGTTCAGCACGTTCCGCGACGCCCAGACCGTCGCGGACGAGATGAACGCCCGACTCGGGCTCACCGCGCTCGACGCCACGCAGATCGTCCTGTCGTCCATGCGCACCGGCGTCCCGCGACGCCGCGCGTAATCCGCCGCCGTCGTCCGCACCGATGCACCCACGCATCCCATCCGTCGGGCCTCAAAGGAGGGGCCGCCTCATGTCCCGATTCCGTCTGATCGTCCTCGCCCTCGGCGTCGTCGCGCTCGCGGCGTGCAGTCATCACTCCTCGTCGGGCCCGAACCCGGCGCCGGTGATCGCCAATTTGACCGTCCAGCAAGCCGTGAACAGTTGTTGCGGCATCGTGAAGCTCGAAGCCGATTCGTTCGACGCGGACGCCGATCTGTTCGGCGGCACCATCGTCGCCGACTCGAATCTCGGCCCGGTGTCCACCGCGCTCACCATTTGCGCGGCCGGGTGCGACCCGACCCGCCAGACCAATCGCGTGTTCATCATCGCCACGTATCGCGGGCGCGGCCTCGCCGTGACCGGCACGCTCTACGTCATCGACCGCGCGGGGCATCCCTCGAATCGGCTCCCGTTCGCGTTCGTCTCCGAATCCGTTCACGGCGCGACCGACGCGCTCACGCTCACGGTGACCGACGCCGGCGTCCGGTGATCGGGGCCCCCCACACACATTCGCGCGACGCGCGCCCGCTCTTCGGGCGCGTCGCCGCGCGCACGGAGGATCCTCCCATGACCCCCATCCTCACGCTCACGCTCGCGCTGTGCCTCATGCCCGGGCTCGCCCGCGCGGGCGGTCCCGACGTCCATTCGGGATTCGGCGCCCGATCGGTCTCGAGCCATGCCCCGATCATCCGCGGCGGCGGACGCGGCCCGTCGACGCCGGCCACGCGAGACGAAATCGCGCGGTTCATCGCCTACGCCACGATGCAACGCGAGCACGCGCGCCTGGATCGCGCCGAATGCGCGGGCAAGTACTACACCCCGAGCATGGTGCGCGGCTGCGAGACGAGCGCCACCCAAATCGAGATGTCCTGGCAATCGAAGATCGAGGAATACACCGCCGCGCTCGACCGCCTGACGGCGGCGACCGAATGATCCCGCCGTTCCCCCGGACCGTCTGCGCGTGCCCGACCGACGTGGCGTTCTGCACCCGCTGGCCCGGGCATCTGATCCCGGGCGACCTCGCCCCGCTCGCGAACGCCGCCGCCGTCGCGGGCCTGATCGTGGAGCCCGCCGACCTCGACGCGTGGCTCGCCCCGTCCAGCGGGGCGGTGGTGATGACCCACCAGGGGACGCTCGCCCGCGTCCCGACCCTCGTCCCGCGCCGTCGCCCCTCGGGGCGATGTCTCTTCCTCGACCGCGACGACCGCTGCCGGGTCCACGCGGCCGCGCCGTTCGGGTGCGCCTACTTCGACGCGCATCTGCCCACCACCGTCGGCGATCGGCGCGCCGATTGGGGCCTCCGCCGCATCCTGGAATCGTCCGCGTACCGCGCCCACTGGACCCGACTCGCCGCGCGACGCGGCGGGCCGGTCCATCCGCCGCAGATCCCCGACGCGTATCGCGACGCGCCGATCCTGCCGGGCGTCGCCGCGCTGTGAACCCCTCACCCGAAGGAGCCCCCCGATGCCCACGAAGAAGAATCCCCCGCGCCTGAACCTCCTCGACGCCCAACGCGCCGCCCAGGCGTACATCCGGCACCACTTCGAGACGAAGCGACTCGGGCTGCCCGAGGATCTCACCGAGGCGCAATTCACCGCCGCGATGGACGCGATCCGGAACGCGATGCTCGCCGCGTGGGGTGACGGCCACTACCACGGCGTCGCCTGAGCCCCCTTGCCATGTCCCGCCCGCAACGCGCATATTGGGCGCAACGCCGGGCGATCTCCGCGCGGCACGGGCGCGTCACGTCGGGGATTCCCGGCGAGACGTGGCCCGCCCGCGCGGGCTGTCCCGGCTCGCGCCTCGTCGACGCGTGCCCGTGGGGGGCGTCGGTCGAGGACGAGCGCGACGCCTGACTCCCCGCGAAAGGATCTCCCCCATGCCGAAGCCCCCGAAGAAGAAGAAGGCCCCCGATGCGCTCCGCGAGTTCGCCCGCCGCGGCGTCGCCGCGCAACGGGCGGTCGACCGCGCGACGGGCGAGGTCTTCTGTCATGTCCCCGTGCCCGCCGACCTCTGGCGGGACGTCCAGCGGCTCGCCGTGGAGCTCGGCGTCACCCGCCGCGCGCTCGTGGTCGAGGCGCTCCGCGCCCGCGTCAAGGCGGGCTGATGTATCGCCGCGCGCTCCCCGATGGTCGGCTCGCCGAGCTGGACCCGCTCACGTTCGGGCGGGCCCGCCTCGTCGTCTGGACCCCCGAGCGCTTCCCCGTGCTCGACGACCAGTGGTGATACGACACGCCCGAGGCGGCGGTCGCCGCCCTCGTGACGTGGGACGGGACCGGCGAGCCCGCTGGCTGGATGCGCCACCCGACCACGGGGCGCCGCCGGCCGGACGGCGACCCGGCCCGGGAGTACGTCCGCGACTGATGTTCCACGTGCAACGGCCTGAACCGTACCCGGGGCCGGCTCGCGCTCCCTCTCCAGGGAGCGCGGGTCGGCCCCGTTTTTGTTGGGAGACGCGCCGATGAGCGACGCCGTGCTGACCGGCCGGTGCCCGCGCTGCGGGTACCCCGTGGACGCGGCGACCGGGATCACCGTGGAGGGCGACGCGGTCCAGCCCGAGCCCGGGAATCTCGGGCTCTGTCTCGTGTGCGCCGCGCCGCTCGAGTTCACCCGCCACGCGGGCCCGCGCTGGCTGTCCTACGAGGAACTCCTCGCCCGCGTCGCGGACGATCCCGCCGCGCGGGCGCAGATCATCCGCGCCATGCTCGCCATCGTCACCGTTCGCCCGTCGCGCGTCGCGCACGTCCGCGACCACGCGGGCTGACGCGTCCCGAGGACGTCGCGGGCCGTCCGTCCGCTCGTCCGTCTCCGATGGGGGCCTGACGTCCCCTGCGCAGCACCGCCCGGACCCGTCACAAGGACATGTCCTCGACGCAGCGACCCGTCCCCTGACGTCCCCCGCACGCAGGCGGACGTGTCCAGGCCCTGACACCCTGTCGCGGGCCCGTCCAGGTGGGGGGCGGGCCGTCCAGAGATCGCGCTCAGCGAGAGGAAACGCGGGTCCCCCGCATCGGCACGCGTGGAGGGTCGTCCTCCTATCGGGACGTCGTGCCGCGTGCGTCCTGGGCCATCCTAGACGTTCCTGACGGGTGTCGCGGCCCTGACACTCACGGAAACGTCTTGCCCTGGACGGCCCGACCCGGGTACGCTCCGGGCCGTGGCAGACGTTCCCGACGCGCCGCCGTCGCCCGACGCGCCGCCGGCGACTCGCTCGCGCGGCCGACCGCGCTCATCCCGCCCGCCGTGGCGTCCGAGCAAGTTCGAGCCGGTGGTGATCGACCGCCTGCTGGCCGATTTGCGGTCGAGCGGGTATCGGGGCTTGGCGTGTCGACGCGCCGGGATCAGCGAGGACGTGTTGCTGGTATGGGAGCGCCGCGACCCGGCTTTTTCGGATCGGGTACGCGCGGCCGAGCTCGACGCCGAACAGCGCCACGTGTTGAATCTGCACGCGGCGGCGTTCGGCGAGAAGGACGACGCCGGGAAGTGGGTGCGCCTCCCCGACTGGCGCGCGTCGCTCGTGTGGCTGGAGCGTCGGAAACACGCGGAATGGGGGCGGAAAGATCGCATGGCGCTCACCGGCCCCGACGGCGGCCCCGTCGTGGTGCAGGGCGAGGTGGTCGTGTACCGGATGCCCGACAACGGGCGCGGCGATGGTGATGCCCCGGTGATGACGACGAACGGGCGACGCCGAGCCTACGCGAACGGCAACGGCAACGGGAACGGCGCGCGGGGATGACGCACGCCACGCTGGAGCAGCTCGTCGACGACGAACAGCGGGCCCATCGTGCCTGGGTGACGGTCTCGGGCTCGACCGCCACGCCTTTCAACCTGCATCTCCACGCCTGGAATCTCGATTGGCTCAGCGCCGTCGTCGGGCGCCCGCTGCGTTTCGGGCAACGTCTCGGGCGTTTTCGTCTGAGCGAATCGTCCTACGAATACGGCGCCGACCCGTGGACGCGTCGGAGCCCATGCATGTCCCGACTCGCGTTCGGCGCCTGAATGCTCGACGCCCCGACGCTCCCCGGGATCGTGGCCCCCGTGCGGACGATGACCCGCGTCGAGCGCCTCGATGAAGTCGCCCGCGTCGCCCGCGCCATGCGGACGGCGCAACGGCACTACTACCGCCATCGCCGGCGGGAGGACCTGATCGAGTCGAAGACGCTGGAAACGCGGCTCGACACGTTGCTCAGCGAGCTGCTCCTGGTCGAGCCCGTGTTCGAGACGCCCGCCGCCGGCTGACGTGACCCGATGGGGCGCTCGGCGGCGCGTGGGCTCCCCGCGCCCGTCGTCGTCGACGTGGGCCCGCAGCCCGGCCCCCAGGCCGCCGTGCTCGCGTCGCCCGCCGACATTCTGGTCGCCGGCGGCTCGGCCGGCGGCGGCAAGACGCGGGCCCTCATGCTGGAGCCGATCCGACATTTGCGGAAACCGACGTTCGGCGCCGTCCTCTTCCGCCGGGAGATCACGCGCATCACCCAAGAGGGCGGCATGTGGGACGAATCGTTCGGCTTGTACCCGCCGCTGCGCGGGATCCCGCGCACGGTGCCGGCGCGCCAGTGGCGGTTTCCCTCCGGGGCCAAGATCACGTTCGCGCATCTGCAGCACGAATCCGACAAGCTCAACAAGGCCGGCGGGCAGATCGCCCTCCAGGCGTTCGATCAGCTGGAAGAATTCACCGAGGGGCAGTTCTGGTACCTGTGGGGGCGCGCCCGCTCGACGTCGGGCGTCCGCCCGTACGTGCGCGCCAGCGCGAACCCGATTCCCGCGACGGACCCGCTCGGCGGCTGGGTCCATCGCCTGCTGCAATGGTGGATCGACCCGGTGACGGGCTTGGCGATCCCGGAACGCTCGGGCGTGCTCCGCTGGTTCGTGCGCGACGTGGACGCCCTCGTGTGGGGCGATCGGGCGGAGCTCGCCGCCCATTACGGGCGGCCCCCGATCTCGCTGACGTTCATCCGGATGACGCTCGCCGACAATCCGGCCCTCCGCCGGAAAGATCCCGATTACGAGGCCAAGCTCCACGCGTTGCCGCGCGTCGAGCGCGAACGCCTCTTGGGCGGCAACTGGAACGTGACGGAGGCGGCGGGGCTCGTCTTCGACCGGACGTGGTTCGACGTCCTCCGCGCGTGGCCCGCCGACGCGAACGGGCACCCGGTCGGCGTCAGCGCGCGCATCCGGTATTGGGACAAGGCCGCCACCGAGGGCGGCGGCAAATATTCGGCCGGCGTCCGCATGGCGCGCACGACCGACGGCGTCTTCCTCGTCGAGGACGTCGTGCGCGGGCAATGGTCGCCCGACAATCGCGAGCGCGCCATCGTCCAGTGCGCGATGCTGGACCCGCCGGGGACCGTCGTCTGGGTCGAGCAGGAGCCCGGCTCCGGCGGCAAGGAATCGGCGGGCCTCACCATCCGGCGCCTCGCCGGCTACGAGGTCCATGCCGACCGCGTGACGGGCGACAAGCTCACCCGAGCGGGCCCGCTGCGGAGTCAGGCCGAGGCGCGCGCCGTCAAATGCCTCGCCGGGGCGTGGAACGAGGAATTCCTCCGCGAATGCCACAACTGGTCGGGCCGATCCGACGAAGTCTGCGATCAGATCGACGCCGCCGCCGGCGCGTTCGTCAAACTCGCGCTTCGCACCCGCGAGGCCGGGATGCTGCACATCGTGGGGCTCTGACCCCGCATCGCACAGGGAGCCCGGGACATGGCACAGCCGGATCCGCGCATCGAGGACATTTTCAAGGGCGTGTTGGCCGGGGCCGTCAGCGCCATCGGGGCGGCGGGCGTCGCGCCCGACGTGATCGTCGAGCGCGCCATGGCGATCACGACGGCGGCGATCCGCGCCCTCGACGAGAGCGACGCGAAGGCCGCCCTCCAGCCCGAGCCCGCGACGGCGCCGTGATCCGCGCCACGCCGCGCGGGTTCGTCGTCTATTCGGCGACGGGCAAGCGGCTCTCGCGCCCGTACAAGACGCGCGCGGCGGCGAAGCGGCGGCTCGCCGAGATCGAGATGTTCAAACACCGGAAAGCCGGGCGGTGACGCGGACGGGGCGGCGGATCGTCGTGGCGTGGTTCTTCCTGACGTGGGGCGTGGGCGCGGGCGACGTCCGCGCGGTGGGCCCGTTCCGAACCCAGGCGCGATGCGAGGCGGCGCGCGCCCAATGGGTGGCGCGATACCCCGGCGCCTCGACGACCGGCTGCGCCGACGGCGATCAGGTGATGCCGTGATTCGTCCGTTGGGCCGTGATCGGCCCGCCGACGCCGGGAGACGATGATGCCGGTTGATACCCCGCACCCGCTCTACACGCAGCGCGTCCCGCAATGGACCCGCTGCCGCGACGCCAAGGCCGGCACCGATGCCGTCAAGGCGAAGGGCGTCGAATACCTGCCGATGCTCTCGGGGCAGGATTGGAGCGATTACGCGGCGTACGTGAAGCGCGCCATGTTCTACCCCGCCACCGAGCGCACGGTGGAGGGCCTGACGGGGCTCGTCCTCCGCAAGCCCGCCGAGATCGTGCTGCCGGCGGACGTCGAGGCGGACATGGCCGACCTGACGCTGACGGGGCAATCGTGGGAATCCCTGCTCCTCGAAGTGCTGGACGAGGCGCTGACGGTGGGGCGGCTCGGCCTCCTGATCGAATATCCCGAGACGAACGGCACGCGCCCGTACTGGACGGTCTATCGCGCCGAGCAGATCGTGAACTGGCAGACGGGCCTGGTCGTGGGCCCCGATGGCGTCGAGCGCCAGGGCGTGACGCGCGTGGTGCTCGCCGACCCGTGGGTGCGCCCCTCGGGCGTGGACTCGTTCGCGCAGGCGACGTCGCCCCAGTATCGCGTGCTCGCCCTCGTCCAGGGCGTCTACACCGTCTCCGTCTGGCGGAAGCCCGAGGCGGCCACCCGCACGGTCGGCGTCGAGGGCGGCCCATGGACCCAGGTCGCCGAGACGACGCCGGTCCGCCGCGAGAAGCCCTTGACGGCGATCCCGTTCGTCTTCATCGGGGCCCGCCACGCGCGACCCGCTCCCGACAAGCCGCCGCTCCTGGACATGGTGGACGTGAACCTCTCGCATTACCGGAACTCGGCGGACCTCGAGCACGGGCGTCATTGGACGGCGCTCCCGACGCCGTGGGTCACCGGCATGCAGACGCAATCGACGCTCCGCATCGGCTCGTCGACGGCGTGGGCGCTGCCGGACGTGAACAGTAAGGTCGGCATGCTGGAATTCACCGGCCAGGGGCTCGCCGCGCTCGAGAAGGCGCTCGAACACAAAGAAAAGCTGATGGCGAATCTCGGGGCGCGCATGCTCCAGCAGAACATCGGGCCGAACGAGACGGCGACCGCGGTCCGATTGAAGCAGGCCGGCGATTCGGCGACGCTCGCGTCGCTGGTCTGCACCGTCAACGAGGGGCTGACGCTCGCCGCCCGATGGCACGCGTGGTGGCTCGGCGAGGAGGCCGCCTTCACGGACGGCGCGCTCGTGGACATCGCATTGAACCAGGATTTCTTCGAGCCGCCGATGGATCCCACGATGGCGCAGACGCTCTTGACCATGTGGCAGGCGAGCGGCATCAGCTGGGAGACGTATTTCTATTTGCTCCAGCGCGGCGAGTGGATGCGCCCGTCCGCCGAGGCCGACGACGAACGCGCGTTGATCGCCCGCGAGGCGGGCACGTCGGGGGCGCTCCCGCCCGCGACCCCGGCCGCGGCGTCGGTCCCGGACGCGGGCACGAGCGCGGACGGCGGCTGAGCGCCCCATGCGCGTCATGACGTCCGTCCTGACCGGCGAGGGGTATCCCGTGTGGGAGCTCGACGGCGATCCCATCGCGTCGAGTCTCGGCGTCGTGCTCGTCACGCGGGGGCTCGGCGTGGCGTCGGCCCATTTGACGCTGGAGGCCATGCGCGAATTGGCGACGGCCCTCGACGGGTTCCTCGATCTCGTCGACGAGGCCGAGACCCGCGGGCGGCTCTGATTCGGTGCCGCCCGTCACGTTCACGCCCGCCCAGCGCCAGCGGGCCGCGAACGCGGCCCTCGCCGCCGCCCGGCGCACCGATCCCGCCGTCGCGCGGGCGTTCGTCGAGACCGTCGCGCGCGCGCTCGACGGCGCGCCCCGCCAACGTCTGGAGCGGTTGATCGCCGAGAACCGGATCGCGGACGCGCTCCGCGTGGCCGATCAGGCCTGGACGACGGCGACCGCCGCGTGGCGCACGACGCTGGCGCAACAGCTCCGCGACACGCTCGAAGCCGGGGCGCAGGCGGTGCTCCAGAATCCCCCCGTCCTGGCCGGCGCGTTCGACGTCACGCATCCCGCCGCCGTCGCGTGGGCCGCCGAGCGGTCCGCCCAGCTCGTGACGCGCGTCACCGCCGAGACCCGGGCGGCGATCCAGGCGCGCGTGGCGACGGCGATCCGCGAGGGCGTGGCCCCGCGCGCGCTCGCCACCGAGCTCCGCGGCCTGATCGGACTCACGCCGCGCGGCGGGGCGGCGGTGCGGAACTTCCGCGACGCGTTGACGCGCCTCCAGGCCGCCCCGCCCGGGACGTCCGTCGACACGAATCTGGCGCGCGTGTCGAATCGCGGGCTCGACCCCGCCCGAGTCGAGCGGCTGGTCGAACGCTACCGGGCGCGATTGATCGCGCAGCGCGCGGAGATGATCGCGCGGACGGAGACCCTGGCGGCGGTCAACGCCGGGCAGCGACAGGCGTGGGATCAGGCCGTCGTCCGGGGGTCGGTGCGCGGCACCGAGGTCGAACGCGTCTGGATCGTCACCGACGACGAACGGCTCTGTGACGAGTGTGACGCCCTCGACGGCGAGACGGCCCCGCTCGGCGGCAAGTTCCCCGGCGAGGGCGGCGAGGGCCCGCCGCTCCACCCGAACGCCGTGCTGGGCGCGGCGACGTTCGTGCCCTACGGCGGGCTGCTAGAGTTCGTCCGCGCGCGGTATCGCGGACCAGCGATTCACGTGCGCGCCGGGCACTATGCGACGACCATCGGGCCGAATCACCCAATGCTGACCCGCCGCGGCTTTCTCGCGGCGGCAGAGGTGCGCATAGGCGATCAAGTGCTGTACGACCACCGGCAGAATGGTGCGATGACGCGGGGAGACGAAGCGCACCTCGAACAGATTCCATGCCTGGAGCAGGCGTTCGAGGCGGCGCGATCGGGCGGCGCGCACGCGCTCGTTGCCGGAGCCGGTCACGATCTCCACGGCGATCGGGTCTTCTGCGAGGGCGAAGTCGAGATTGTACGGCCCGCACGTTACTTGCTGCCGGTATGGGATCTGCGCGGCGTCGAGCAGGCGCGCGAAAGCGTGCTCATGGCGACCTATGCCGAGACGCTGCTGCTCGCGCGTGGCCGCGCGTCGCTGACGAGTTTCGAGCGAGTCGCGCTGGCCGCGTCGAGCGACGTGGGCGGCGCGGACACGCGGATTGCGACTGACGATCATCGACCGGCCTCCTGGCTCACCGTGGAGCGCGTGAGCCGCACCTGGTTCGAGGGCTGGGCATACGACGCATCCACCCAGGCGAGCCTGTATTGTGCGGACGGATTCGTCGTCTCGAACTGCCGGTGCACCGAGGGGCTCCAGCGGATCGCCGACTAGCCAGGAGCGAACGCGGGCCGATGCCGAGGCTTGACAGGTCCGATCGCGCGGTGCTAGCGTCCGCCGCGATGGGTGTTGCGGGAGCAGCACAGCCGGTGCCCGACGACGGGACAGGGCGGGGGCTCCGTCCCGCTCGTCGGGGCCGGTGGATCACGCGATGTTGAAACACAAGCTCACCCGGGACGAGCACGCCGCGCTCGCCGAGCCCCTGCGCGAGCATTACAAAGACGTCGACGGCGCGTTCGTCTTGGAGGGCTTCGCCCCCGTCGAGCAGCTGAACGAATTCCGCACGACGAACCGCCGTTTGACGGGCGAACTCGCCGGCTTGAAGGACAAGTACGGCGATCTCGATCCCGTCGCGGCGCGCGCCGCGCTCGAGGAGCTCGGCAAGCGTGCGAAGCCCCCGAACGACGACGAATTGGCCCAACGCATCGAGGCGGCGACGAAGCCGCTCCAGACGCGGCTGACCGCGATGGAAACGGAACGGAACGCGCTCCGGGCGAAGACCGAGCGCCAGACGTTCGACACGACCGTGAATGAGGCGGCGCAACGCGCCGGCGTCCAGGCGGATTACCTGGTCGACGTCCGCAGCCGCGCCCAGGGCGCCGGGTTCCGCGTGGTGGGTGACACGATCCGCGCGATGGGTGGCGACACGGGCGACGAGCCGGTGCTCGACAAGGACGGCCATGAGCTCACGCTCGACGGGTTCCTCAAGACCTTGCCCGCGGCGTTCTACGGGCGCACGCAGGGCTCGGGCCCCGGCCGGCAGACGCTCGCCCCCGGGCAGACCGTGAAGACGGGGGCGCTCTACGATCCCGACCCGCTGGCGTTCGGCCGGCATGCCGAGCAGATCGCCAAAGGAGACGTGCAAGTCATTCGCCCGTAACCCCCGCGTCGCCTAGACGGCGACGACTCACGACGCTTGCCCCCGATCGGTCGCCGCGCGACGGATCGGCGGCCCGGCCCGCTGGCCGGCCTCGGACGCGTCGGCAGTACCCCCCGGTGGGGTCTCACTCCGCAGTCATGGGGAGGCCCCGCCGATGCCGAACGTCCTCACCGCCGTCACCGACAAGCTCCTCGCCCAGGGCCTCGTCACGCTGCGCCAGCAGGCCGTGATGCCCCGGCTCGTCAATCGCCAATACGAAGTCCTCGCCGGCCGGAAGGGCTCGTCCATCGACGTGCCGATCCCCTCGGCGATCGCCGCGCAGCAGGTCGCCCCCGCGACGGTGCCGCCCGCGAATACGGACTCCGCGCCCACGAGCGTGAACATTCCGCTCGATCAATGGTGGGAGGCCCCGTTCTACCTGACGGACAAGGAAGTCATGGAAGTCATCGAGGGCTTCGTCCCCATGCAGGCGGGCGAGGCGATCAAGTCCCTCGCCAACAAGGTCGACACCCACATCCTCTCGCTCGCCGCCAAGGTCTACGGGCTCGCCGGGACGCCGGGCACGACTCCGTTCGCCACCGATCTGAAGGCGTATCTGGACGCCCGCAAGGTGCTGAACCGACAGCTCGCCCCGATGGACAATCGCGCGGTGGTGATGGACGTCGACGCCGAGGCCAACGCCATCGGGCTCCGGGCGTTCCAGGACGCCTCGTTCCGGGGCGACACGCAGGGCATCATCCAGGGCCAGATCGGCTACAAGCTCGGGGCGACCTGGGTGCTCGATCAGAACGTGGCGTCGTTCACCCCGGGGACCGCCTCGGGCTCGACCACGAACGCCGCCGGCTACGCGCTCGGCGCGACGACCATCACGCTCGCGTCGGCGGGGACCGGGACGCTCGTCGTCGGCGACATCGTGAAATTCGCCGGCGACAATCAGACGTACGCCATCGTGACCGGCGACACGGACGTCTCGAACGGCGGGTCCATCGTGATCGCGCCCGGTCTCCAGAAGGCGATCCCGGCGTCGGCGACGGCCATCAGCGTCCAGGGGTCCGGGCAGACGCGCGTCAACAATCTCGTGTTCCATCGCGATTGCTTCGCGCTCGCCTCGCGCCCGCTCGAGACGCAGGACATGTTCGGGCTCGGCAATTTCCGCTCGGCGGTGGACCCGATCAGCGGGCTCGTGCTCCGCGTCGAGATCAGCCGCCAGCACAAGCAGACGCGCTTCTCGTACGACATTCTGTGGGGCGCCCAGTGCGTGCGGCCGGAACTCGGCTGCATCATGGCGGGTTGACGGAGGGCCCCCGGCGATGAATCAGATCATCACGCCGACCCTCATGAACGAGTGGAAGATCGCCGCCGGCGAGGGCCAGCTCGACGGCGCGAACCCGACGCCGTTGGCGCTGCCGTTCCCGGCGGCGAATCTGGCGGCCCTGTTCCTCACCCCCAAGGTGTCGGTCGGGTCGGGCTCGCTCCACCTGACCTACGCCGTGTCGGGGGGCGTCGTGAACGTCTACGCCTGGGTGGCGGCGGGCACGGCGTCCGCCGGGACGGAGACGTTCGGGTACATCGCGGTCGGGTATTGAGGCGGGCCGCGTGTCGGACCCGCAGACGATGAAGATCCGGGGCCAGGACGGGCACCCGGTCATCATCAACGTCGAAGATTTCCGCCCGGGGACGCACGTCCGATGGGACGAGCCGCCGCTCACGGCTCCCACCCCCGCACCGGCGCCCCCGGGCGGCCTCGCCTTGGCGGGGTCGGTGGTGGCCGGGACGGGACCGAATCCGGCCATGCCTTCCGCACCGGCCTCGCCAATCACGCCGCATTCCGAGACGCCCGATCCCCGGACGTGGGCCCGCCCGGTGACGCCCGCCCCCACGTCGCCGTCTCCCCGCGTCACGCCGCCGCCGCCGCCTCCGACGGGGAAGAAGAAGCGCCGATGACGTGCGCGCTCGACGCGACGGTCGGCGGCCCGGAGGCGAACACCTACGTCACGCAGGCCGAGGCCGACGCCTACTGGTCATCGCGACTCCGCCCCGATCAGTGGGTGAACCGCGCGGCCGATACGAAGTGCCGCGCCCTCCAGCAGGCGACGCAGCTGCTCGACGATTACGTGGACTGGGCGGGGGTGCCCGCCTCGTCCACGCAGCGCCTCGCGTGGCCCCGGTGGGGCGTGTGGGCGTTGAACGGGCAGCCGATTCAGCCGACGGAACTGCCGTGGGCCCTGAAAGCGGCCACTGCCGAGCTCGCCCGGAACCTGATGCTCGACGACCCGCAGGCGCCGTTGGACGCGATGGCGCAGGGCGTGAAGCGCGTCAAGGCGTCCAGCGTCGAGGTCGAATTCACGGGTGCGGGCCTCCTCGCCGCGACGCCCACCGCGCAGAAGGTCATCCCCCCGAACGTGTGGAGCCTGATCGCCCGGTGGGCGAACGGCCTCACGCCCGCGGCGGGCGGCTCCGGGGGCGTCGAGATCCCCTTGGTGCGCGTATGAGCCTCGCGACGGTCCTCCGCGCGGGGGTCGCCCTGGCGGGCGCGGTCGTGGATTCTCTCCGCATCGACGTGGCGCACGAAGCCTGGGCCGGCCAGGACGCCCTGGGCGCGTCCGTCTACGCGGCCCCCGTCACGCGTCGGGCGCTCGTGGAGCCGTCCACGCGTCGGGTCGTCACCCTCGACGGGCGCGAGGTGATCGCGACGGCGCATCTGTTGTTCTTCGACGCCCCGCCGGTGTCGCCGCAGGACCGCCTCACGTTCCCCGACGGGCGGCAGCCGCCGATCCTGTCGGTGACGGCGCCGCCGCTCGACGCCGACGCCCAGGCCCTCTGCTGGGACGTCTTCCTCGGGGCGGCCTGAGGGCATGGACCTGATCGTCCGCGCCAGCGGGTTCCCGGAGATGGCGCGCCGTCTCCAGGGGACGGCCCGCGCGATCCGCGACGCGGCGGCGACGGCGCTCCGCACCGAGCACGAGCTCGTCATGACGACGGCCAAGAGCCTGACGCCCGTCGACACGGGGGCGCTCCGCGCCTCGGGGCACGTCAACGAGACCCTCGACGCGGGGGGCGTGCTCCGATCAGCGGGCGGCTTCGGCGGGCCCGCGCTCGACTACGCCGTGTATGTCCACGAAGACCTGACGGCCCTCCATCGGGTCGGGCAGGCGAAGTTCTACGAAATCCCGCTCGTCGAGGCGACGCGCGGCATGGCCGAGCGGCTGGCGGCGACGATCCGCGCCCAGGCGGGGCGCGCGAGCGGCTGATCGTGGACCCGGTGCCGAGCTATCCCGTGATCGACAAGACCCCCGCCGAGGCGAAGACCCTGACGTTCGATTTCGCCCCGGAGCTCGCCCCCGGCACGACCCTCGTCGGGCCGCCCGTCGTGACGGTCGAGGACGGCCAGGGGCCGGAGGCCGGCACGGGCGAGATCGTCCCCGCCGGGACGGCGGTCTCCGTCCAGGTGACGGGCGGCCAGATGGGCGCCTGGGGGCTGGTCTCCGTCGTCTGCCCCGCGTCCGACGGGCAGGTCCACGAGATCGCCGCCGTCGTCGAACTGGCCCCGGTGAATTGACCGCCATGGACCCGCGCCGGCTCCGCGCCCAGCTCGACCTGATGGACGCGCAGCTCCGCGTGCTGCGCGCGGAGCTCGCCGAGTTGCGACTCTGGCTCGACTCGCCGCCGCCGCCGCCGGGCCCGCCCGTCGAGCCCCGACTCGCCTGCGGGCACCCCGAGACGGCGGGGCTCGACGTGTCGACGCTCGACGAGACGATCACGCTCTGTCGGGAATGCGGCGCGCGGACATGACGACCGCCGAGGCCCTCGTGGCGATGCTCGCCGCCGCCGGGCTCGGGAGCCCCGGCGTGACGTGTTTCGCCGGGCTCGCCGCGCATCTGCCGCCCGGGCCCTGGCCGGCCCCGATCACGCGCGTCGTCGAGTACGCCGCCGAGCCCCCGGACGCGACGCAGGACGATCCCGGCTGGGCGCTCGGGCGCCCGCGCTGTCAGATCACGGTGCACGCGGCGACCTACGCCCTGGCCGACGCCCAGGCCCAGGCCCAGGCGTGGGCGCTCGCCGCCGTGCGCGACGCCGTGGTGGGCGGGGTCCGGTTCCTCGCCGTGCGACCGATCCAGACGCCGTTCGATCTCGGCCCCGATGGCGCGGGCGGCACCCGCGTCGCGTTCAACGTCGCCGTGCTCCGCGCGGACTGAGGAGGGATCCACGCCATGTCGGTCTCGGGCTCCATCAGCGCCTCGGGCAGCGTCAAGGAATCCAAGGCCGCGGGGCTCGGCACCGCGGCCGCGCCGGTCTCGCTCGCCGCCTCGTTCGGGCTCGTCGACGGCACGGGCGGGACGAAGGTCGACCGGGCGTACTCCGCGCTCCGGCATCTGGCCGGCGGCGCGAACGAGGACCTGGTCGTGTCGTCTGCCGGCACGCTGAAGACGGCGTTGGGCGACGCCTTCCAGCTCGTGAAGCTGAAAGCGGTCGTCATCCAGAACCCGGCCGGGTCGCCGGCCGATCTGACGATCACGGGGACCGTGCTGTTCGTCGGGACCGGCGGCGGGGTCGTCGTCCCCCCGGGGGGCTTCGTCGCCTTCGCGTCGCCGACGGGGCGCGCGATCACCGTGGGCACCGCCGACAAGGTGAACGTCGCCGCCGGGGCGGGCGCGGGTCAGGATTACAGCGTCCTCCTGGTGGGCGCGAGCGCCTGAGCGGCCCGCCGATGCCCGGCACGCTCCTGACCGCGCGCCCGCGCGACACCGCGTACCGCACGCTGCATTGCCAGGGCTGCGGGCGGCGATTGTTCCGGTATCGCGCGCTCGGGGGCGCCGCCGAGATCGTCTGCCGCTGCCGCGATTGCAAGACCCCGACCACGTTGCGAGGCGCCGACGTCGGAGCCCTCCTGGGCGCGCTCTCGCAGGGAGAGGAGAGTGAGCCATGAGCCAGGCCGTCTTCGGGAAGGGCACGCTGCTCCAGGCGGGCGACGTCGCCACGCCCACCGGCTTCGTGACGGTCCCCGAGGTGAAGTCCATCAAGATCGCCGGCTTCTCGGCGGAAGTGATCGACGTCACCTCGCACGACACGCCGGGCGGGTTCCGCGACAAGAAGCAGGGCTTGAAGGATTGGGGCACCGTCCAGGCGCAGGTCAATTACGTGCCGACGGACCCGATCCATCAGCAGATCTTCGACGACATGAAGGGCGTCGCCGGCGTCGGCGTCGAGCGCTACTGGCAGATCGTGTTCCCCGACACGGCGTCGACCACGTTCCAGTTCAAGGCGTTCGTGAACAATTTCGCGCCGTCCGCGCCCATCGACAACGTGCTGGTGTCGGACCTGGAAGTCACGATCCTCGGCAACCCGGAGCCGACGCTCGGGTAATCGCCCGACCCTCGCGCGGCGACACGCATTGGACCGATCGCGGACCCGCGTGACCGATGCGCCGCCACCCCGCATCCGGGCGTGGCGCGCGCCGCGGTCTCGACCCCACGCCCTCACGCCCTCGGGAGGAGTCTGAGCCATGTCGGCCATGACGGATTATTTGGAAAACAAACTGATCGACCACATCTTGCGCAATACGGCGTTCTCGGTGCCGACGGGCATTCATCTGGCGTTGTTCACCGCCGCGCCGTCGGACGCCGGCGGCGGGACGGAAGTGACGGGCGGCAGCTACGCGCGCGTCCAGGTCGGCCCCTCCACCTCCGCGTGGACCGCGACCCAGGGCGGGACGGCGGGCGCCTCCTCGGGCACGGGCGGGCAATCCGCCAACGCCGCCGACGCGGTGTTCCCGGCCCCGACCGCGAACTGGGGCGTGGTGACGCATTTCGCCATCATGGACGCGGCCTCGGGCGGGAACATGCTCCTCTGGGGCGCGCTCGCCGCGTCGAAGACGATCAACAACGGGGACGCCGCCCCGAAATTCCTGGCGGGGGCCTTGACGGTCACCCTCGCGTGATCCAGCTCGGGACGCACGCCGCGCGGCTCGATCGGTTCCTCGGGGCCGACAAGACTGAACACCTGTCGCGCGCGATGCGCGATTGGTACGGCCCGCCGATCCCGGTCGCCGGCGTGCCCGGGAACGTCTGGGCGCATCGGGGCGGCGACTTCCGGGGGACGGCCCGCGAGGGCGGGTTCCTCAACGCGACGGAGTTTGCCGTGGCCGCGTTGCGCCGGCGGTGGAAGCGGGCGACGTCCGCGGAGCGCCAGGCGCGGATTTTCGGCGCGGGCTTCTCGTCGCTCTCCGATCTGATCCTGGAAGCGACGGGCGGGAAACGGCGCGAGTATTTCTTCAACAAGGTCGGCCCGACCGGCGTCGTCGGCGTCACGTCGAGTCTCTGGCGCGTCGGGCCGCAGCCGGCGTCGGGCGCGGCGCCGGCTGCGGTGCCCGGGGGGACCGTGTTCGACGACGCCGCGACCGGCGCGTTCCCGTTCACGAACCCGGCCTCGGGCGACACCCAGCATTTCGTGATGGCGGCGGTGGCCGCCAATTTCGTCGGCACGCTCCTGCTCTACGACCTCCTGTTCGGCTGCGCGCCCAACATCGGGTCCATTGGAACCCAGGCGGTCACGGGCGTCCCGACGCGCTACCAATCGACGACGGCCACGAATCCCGATTACATCGGCGGTAATTTCCTCTTCTTCCAGGTCGGCGGCACCGCGATGGCGGCGACCGCCCACAACTGGAACGTCTGTACGTACACGGATCAGGCGGCGGCGGCGAGCACGCTGCCGTCGTTGACGGGGAACGCATCGGCCATCGTGGATCGGCTCGATCATCCGGCGCAACAGTGGTTCGCGCCGCTGGAATCGGGCGACGTCGGGATCCAGAAACTCACGCAAATCCAGCTCTCGGCATCGGTGGGGACCGGCATCGGGTGGGCGATGCTCGGGCACCCCATCGCCTGGATGCCGGTGCCGCTCGTCAACCTCGCGTGCTTCGTCGACGGCATCAACACGTCGATGAACCTGGCGCGCATCTTCGACGACGCGTGCCTCGCGTTCCTCGACGTGACGAAGCCGGCGACGAGCGCGACCACCTACACGGGCTCGATCACCACCGTCGCGGGGTAGATGGCCAGCACCGGCACGGTCATGGTGGTGTCCGGGCGGTACGCCTTCCGCCCGGTCTTCCAGTACGCGCCGGGGCTGAATGTCCACGACCCGAACCCGCCGCTCCCCATCGGGGAGCCGGGCTATCCCGCCGACCGCGCGCACATCGAGAGCGCCTATGCGGCGCCGACCACGGACAAGACGCTCAATCTCCCGGCCTACAGCGTCGGCGCCCTCCTGCTCGTCGTCCTTCGCAGCACCGGGCCGGACATGCACACGACGCCGTCCGGGTGGACGGCGCTCGTGCTCAACGACGGAAGCGACGCATCGGATGACGTCACGTCGATCTGGTACAAATACGCGGACGGGACCGAGGGCGCGCTCGTCACCGTCACGACGAGCACGGCGACGACGTTCGCGGGCCTCGCCTACGCGATCACGGGCGCCGCGCCCGCGGCGTCGGGCACCCCGCCCGAGGTGTCGAACGTCGCCGTCGGCACGACGCCGACGCTGGACCCGCCGAGCCTCGCCCCGACGGGCGGCTCCAAGGAATACCTGTTCCTCTACGTCGGCGCGAGCGACGGCGCGGTCGGCGTCCCGCCGGTCGTCCCGCCGCCCGGGTATGGCGGGCTCGTGGTCGGCGACGTCGGCGACGTCGGCGCGCCGAACGGCTACGTCTTTGGCTATTCGCGGCAAGCCTGGGTGTCGACGGAAGACCCGCCGGCGCTCACGCTGACGAGCACCCCGGCCACGGGGACGTCCGCGTGGACCATCGCGATTCATCCCAACTACCCGGCCACCCTGCTCGCGGGCGCCCTCTCCGGCACGGGACAGACGACCGGGACGCTCACGACGACGCTCACCCTCGCCGCCGGGGTCACCGGGACGGCGGCGGCGAGCGGCGCCCTGAGCGCCGAGGTGACGCTGGGCGGCGCGCTGGCGGGCGCGGGCGGGGTCGCGGGCGGGCTGACGCCCAGCGTGATCCTGGCGGGCGCCCCGACAGGCGCCGGGGCGGTCGCCGGGGCGCTCGCGACCGGCGTGTGGCTCGCGGCGGGCGTCCCCGGCACCGGGCTCGTCGTGGGCGCGCTCACGACCGACGTCACCGCGGCGAGCTCGATCACGGGCGCCGCCCTGCTGACGGGCGCCTGCACGACGACGATCACGCTCGTCAGTGCGATCACGGGCACGGCGGCGGGCGCCGGCGACCTCAGCGCCGCGAGCGCGGGCGCGATGCTCGAGGGCGCGATGGCCGGCCTCGCGCTCGTCACCGGCACGCTCCAGACGGCGACGTGGCTCCAGGGGACCGTGTCCGGCACCGCCCTCGTCGTCGGCTCGCTCGCCACGGACATCGACCTCGCGCTCTACCCGCCGACGTGGCCCGTCGTGTTCGTCCAGGACACGAACGACCCCGTGGATCGAACGGCGCACGTCATCCCGTTCGATCAACCGCCCCAAGCCGGGGACCTCCTCGTCGTCTGCCTGGGCTCGGACGGGACGCCCACGTTCACGTGGCCCGGTGGCTGGCCGACGCTCAATAACCGGAACGGCGAGGGCGGGCACCAGACGAAATACCGCGTCGCGACCGGCACCGAGGGCGCGTCGCTCACCGTCACGACGTCGACCGCCGAGAAGACCATCGCCGTCGCGTATCGCATCCCGAAAGGCACGTGGAGCGGCTTCCCGCTGGGCGGCGGCTCGCAAGGCTCGGGCACCGCGCCGAACCCGTCGTCGCTCGCCCCGTGGACGCCGCTCGCCACGAAATTCACGACGCTCACGCTCATCACGACCGACGCGCTCGCGAACCTGACGGCGTATCCGACGCCGCCGCCCTACCCGCTCTATCAGGGGACGATCAACCAGGGGCTCATCGACGGGATCAACCTCCAACGCGCGGGGCGCGAAGTCGAGACCGTCTCGGAGAACCCGCCGCCGGCGACGTGCGATGCCGGGACGTGGTGGACGTCGACGGTCGCCGTCGTCGGTCCGCAAATCGTCCTCGGCACGGCCCAGCTCGCGGGCGGGCTGACGACGGGCGTGACCTGCGCCGCGAGCGTCGCGGGCGCGGCGACGGGCGCGGCGGCGCTGACGACGGACGTCCGATGCGCGGCCGGCGTGACGGGGACGGCGAGCGTGTTCGGGGCGCTCTCGGGGACGGGCACGTTCCTGCAAGGGGCCGGGGCCGGCGTCGCCACCGTCCAGGCGGGGCTCCAGACGGGGGCGTGGCTCGCCGGGGCGTGTGCGGGCCTCGGGGCGACGACGGGGGCGCTCCAGACGGACTCGTGGCTCGGGGGAGCCCTGACGGGCGCGGCGGCCGTCGCGGGCGACCTGACAACGGTCGCGGGGATCGCGCTCGCGGGCGACGTCGACGGGACGGCCACGCTCCAGGGGGCGCTCCGCACGGGGCCGCCGTTGGCGCCGTCGCGCACGCCCATCCCGGGGCGCGGGCTCCCGGGCATTCCGGGACGCGGCGTCCCCGTCGTCGGCGGGCTCGGGCGAGCGACCTCGATCGCCGGGCGCCAGCCGGCGGTCGTCCGGGGCCGCGCGGTCGCGGACGTCGTGGGCGTGCATTGAGGCTCGTCACTCGCGGCGACGGCCCGCATCGGGCCCGCCGCGAAGGAGTGGAGACATGGCCGCGCCGCTCGTGATCGGAGGCCGGGAACGGCCGCTGCGCTTCGACCTGGACGCGATCGTCCTCGCCGAGGACACGCTCGAGCACCCGATCCGCCCGCTCATCACGCGGAACCGCGCGTTGACGGCGACGCAGATCATCACGCTCGCCTGGGCGACGTGGCGCGCCCAGGAGCCCGCGCTCACGCGCGACACCGTGCGCGGCTGGGTGCGCGCCTATTGCCCGCCCCAGGGGACGGGCTCGCTGCTCCACCTGGAGAACGCCGTCATCGACGCGCTCGTCGAATCGGGCATTTTGATCCCCGCGATGCCGGCGGACCCCGCCCGCCCTTCGAACGGGGCGACGGCGGGGCCGTCGTCGACCCCGCCCGAGGCGACGGCGGCTATCGCGCCGAGCTCCGGGCCGTGATGCCGCTCCTCTGCGACGCGGGCCTCCGCCCGTCCGAGTGGCGCACGGCCACGCCGGGCGAGCTCCACGCGATGGTCGCCGCGTGGCTCCGCGCCCAATCGCGCGCCGCCGAGGATCGCGCGTGGACCGTCGCGCATCTGCTCCGGGCGTTCGGGGCCGCGCCGCGCGGGCTGCCGTTCGATCGACTCCTGACGATGCTCCTCGGGCGCGCGCCCGGCACCGGCGCGGGCGACGCGCCGCGCGCGCCCGACCCGGAGCCGCCCGGCGCGCTCGCGCCCGATCAGGCCGTGGCCTGGATGCGGGCGTTCGTCGCCGCCGCGAAGACGCGCGTCGCCGGCGCGCGGGTGCGCACGCATGGCTGACATCGGGACCGTCACCGGCACGCTCGAGCTCAACGTCGCCAAGTTCGATCAGGCGGCGGCGGGGGCCGAGACCCAGCTGAAAGCCCTCGACACCTCGCTCACCGCCGTCGGCGAGGCGGCGTCCGTCGCCTCGTCGAAGCTGACCGCGCTCCCGGGGACGCTCGACGCGACGGCGAAATCGGCCCAGGCCGCCGCCACGGGCGAGGCGCAGCTGGCGAAGGACCTGGCGACGGCGAATCAATGGTTCGACCAGCAAGTCGCCAAGGTCGATCGCCTCAACAGCGCGATGCAGCAGCAGGCGCAGGGCGTCTATCAGACGACCGTGGGCGTCGGCAAGGCGGCGACCGCCGCGGCGACGGCGGCGAAAGCCGAATCCGACTACGGGTTCGCGCTCGGCTACACGGCCAAGGCCGGGCGCGAGGCGGCGGACACGTCCGAGATGGTGTCGGACCGGCTCGCCCACGTCGGGGCGCACGCCCTCGGGGCGAATCGGCAGCTGGCGTCCCTCGCCAAGCTGCTGCCGACGTCCGCGGTGGGCGCGCTCGCCGTCGTGGGCGGCATCGAAGCGGGCTCGATGGTCCTGGAGAAAGCCATCGAGTCCGCCGACGAGTGGGCCACCGAGGGGATCAAGGCCCGCCAGGAGTGGACGGAGACGAGCCGGACGTTCGCCTCGACGGCGCAGCAATCGGTCTTGGAAGTGAGCCAGTTTCGCGCGCGGGCGGCCCACGATCAACGCGCGGAGATCGAGGCCGGCAGCGCGCTCGAAATCGCCAAGGCCGAGGAGGTGCGCGACGCCCGCGTGCGCGCGGCCGAGCACGCCCACGAGGTCGAGGCGGCGTCGTTCTCCAACATGCTCCCGTCCATCAAAGAAGTCGCCGGGGCGGCGGCGATCATGGTGAACGACATCACGGCGGCGGTCAGCGGCGGGCTCGCCACGACGGTCTCGGAATACGGCGCCGTCACCCCGCGCCTGATCGAGCAGCACACCAAGATGCTGAACGAGATCGCCCAGGCCGACATGGACGCCGCGCGGCGACGCGTCGCGCAGCAGGAGAAAGACCACCTCGCCCTCGAAGCGCTCGACCGCGAGCGCGCGGAGAACGCGACCGCGCTCGCCAATGAGGCGACGCACGCCGAGGCGGCGGCGGCCTCCGCCCGGCTGGCGGCGAACAAGGACGTGATGGACAAACTCCGCGCCGATCAGACGGAAGCCCTCCGCCTGATCGACGAGCGCGCGGCGGCGCAGACGCGCGCGGCCAAGATCCAGTTCGGCGGGGCGACCCCCGAGGACGCCGCGCAGCGCGAGCAGGCGATCACCGACATTCAGCGGGCGGCGGCGGCGGCGCGCGATCAGATCGCGACCGAATCCGCCGAGAAGCAGAAGCAGGCCCTCCGCAGCATCACCGCGGCGTCGGCGGACATTTTCCGCGAAATGGGCGCGGGGTTCGAACAGGTGACGAAGAAACTCGACCTGTCCGGGGCCATCGACCAGACGACCGACAAGGTCCAGATCCTCCGCGAGGCGTACAAGGCCGGAAAGATCGACCAATCCCAGTTCGCCGACGGCGTGGACGCCCTCGGCACGTCGCTCCACGCGCAGGGGGCGTCCTGGACCGAGGTGGCGAACGCCGTCGACCAAGAATCGGCCGGGATCCTCAAGGCGAACGCCGCCACGAAGGATTCCGTCGCCGAGATCGACGGCGTCTACACGAACCTGACCGGGGCGACCAAGACGTACGCCGATTCCATCGAGCGCGTCGTCTCGGGCTCCGATCAGGTGACGCAGGCGTTCCAATCCCAGGCCACGCAACAGGAGCTCGTCAGCCAGGCGTACGCCACCACCGCGACGTCGATGCGCCAGATGATCGAGGGCGCTCAGCAGCTCGCCCCGGCGCTCGACCGCATGGCGTCGTCCCAATCGACGATGGGCGAATCGCTCGCCTCGACCCGGTCGGAGATCGCCTCCACGGTGATCCAGGTGCAGGCGCTCGCCGACGCCTACGATCGCGCGGCGAAATCGGCGAAAGACCTGGAAGACGTGCAGACCACCCATTCGCTCGATACGTCGATGCAGACGGTCGGCGTCGCCGCGCAGAACGTGACGCAGGACATCGCGAATTACAAGAAATATCTCGACGACATGATCGCCTCGATCCAGCAATTCGGCACCGTCGCGGCGTCCGCCGCCGAGAGCGCGACGACGGCGTGGGCCTCGCAGGGGCCGGCGTCGGACGCCTTTCGCGGCGCGGGCGGCGGCCCCGTCGGGTCGGGCGCGAACATCTCGCTCGGCTCGTACGATCTCCCCGGCGTGCTCGCGATGCTGGAGGAGGCGGGGCGGCGCGGCATGAACCCGACGGCCGTGCCGCTGGGCGGGGCCGGCTTCTCGGTCAATTTGCTGGCGATGCTGGGCCAGCTGGTCGCGCAACAGCGCGCGCAGGAGGCCACGACCGCGCGGCTGAACGCATGGGCGGATCGGCTCGTCCATCCCGGGGGGGCGGCGGCCGGCATGGGGACGACCAACATCACCGTGAACATGGGCGCGGCGACGGGCGACGCCGGCAGCGACGGACGCACGATCGCGCGGACCATCGCGCAGACAGCGCGCACGGAAGCGGCGCGCGGGACGATCTGACGGATGCCGGCGCCGATTTTCTACGGGGTGAATCGCCTGGAGACGTCGACGGTGACGGCCGCGACGACGCTGGCGGATCGCCCGGTGACGCGCCTCTCGGACCGATTCCTCGGCCCGCTCTGGCAGGGCACCGGCCCCGTCGTGTGGGATCAGGGCGCGGGGACGCCCGGGCCGTTCGATGCGGTGCTCGTGGGGGCGGGCCACACCCTTCAGGGCGCGACGCTCACGGTCGAGACGGCCCCCGATGCGGCCTTCTCCGCGCCGACCGTGCTGGGGACGGCCACGCCCGCGAGCGCGGACGCCTTGCGGATCCCCTGCACGGGGACCGTCGCCCGGTACAGCCGCCTCGTCATCGCGGGGGGGCCGTCGCCGGTCGCGATGGGCGAGCTCTGGGCGTCGGTCGGCGTCGCGACCCCGGAGCCGCCCCTGTTCGGCACGAGCCCGAACGCCCTCAGCAATTACACGGGCGAGGAATCCGAGGCCGGCGTCTGGATGGTCTACGTCAAGAGCGCCCCGCGCTGGCAGGCGGACTGGGATCTCGTCGGCTTCGATCGCCCCGCCCGGGACGCGTTCCTCGCGCTGTTCCAGGCGATCCAGGGCGGGCGCCCGTTCTTCGTCGTCGACGACGAGGGCGTCCTCCGATTCGCGCGCTGGGTGAACGCCGAGACGACGTTCACCGGCCTCCTGCCGAAGCAGTATCAGACGCACATGCAGTTGCGCGAGGTGGGCGCGTAACGATGCCGCGCGCGTTCTCGTCGCTCACGGACGCGCATCGCCAGCGAGCCGACGTCGCGTGGCTCCGGCTGGCGACGCTGACGCTCTGGCGAGACCGGTACGGGCCCGGGGCCGCGAGCCTCACGCTCTACGCCTCGGACGCGACGCGTTATCTGCCGGTCGCGGCGGGCGGCGTCCGCGAATACCTCCCGCTCGTCCGATCCTGGGGGCCGGTCGGCGATTCGCTCGAGGCGCTGGACCCCACGACCGCGCCGGCGAGCCTCGACCTGCTCTGCTCGGACCAGGTGCCCATCGCCGCGGGCGGCCTGACGGCCCCACGCCTGACGGCGTTCCTCCGCGAGGGGGCGAATGTCCTCGGCTTCGACACGGGCGGCGGCGAGGTGCGCATCGCGTGGCTGCCGCCCGGGGGCGTGCTCGACGTCGACGACGTGACCCTCTACATCGGGCGGATCGACACGTTCGATCCCGTCGACGAGGCGACCGTAA